TCCTCACTAAGTTGACCGTCGTTTTCAAAGAACTCTTTACTTGCTTCCGCAACTGCTTTGTACGCTTCACTAGTGTTCTCTTCAGTTTGTTCTTCGTTGTCCTCAGCTTTCTCTTCAACTTGTTCAGACTCTTCCGTATCTTCTTTAGGAGCTTGTCCAAGTTTCTTTTCCAACTCGGCGTACGCTTGTGCCATGTCCTCCGCACTCTTAAACTTTTCGGGGAGCCATTCCGGGCGGTCGCTTTGGTCTTGCGGTAGTTCCGCTTGGGATTGCTCTTCGGGTTGTTGTTCGATTTCGCTTGGTGCTTTCTCATTAATCTCTACTCGGTGTAATTCAGCCATTTGTTATTCCTCTTGAGGTGGTTGTTGTGATGCCATGTACTGCTCCTGTGCGGCGTTGATGGCGGGTCCGACTGCGGGTGCTCCGAGCTTCTGTGCCATCTCCATCATCTGTTGCTGTTGCATAGCTTGTTGAATTTCTTCCTCCGTCTTAATCAATCCTTCCGTCTCGATACCCAAAGCTGTAGCACGACGCTTGAAGTAATCACTGACGTTTAAGTATTGAGTGACGGCTTGTGGTCCTACTACTTGGTTCGCTCCAGCAAGGAACATATCTAATCTATTCAGATCATTACCACGACCAAGAGCTTCCACTCCTGTAACAATAGTAGGTTTAACGATGTCCTTTGGTATCTTAGGTAATCTCTTACTCTTAGACATCTTATCCATTAAACGACTGACGATGGGTAGCTGTAGCTCCTGAGATAACAAAGAGTATAGACCACCTAATGCAGCTTCTAACTCTTGACTGAGCATTCTTATCTCCTCAGCTGTTACTCGTTCTGCATCTCTAACTACTCCAGATGTCAGTAAAAATGCTTGGCTTAATCGGTCTGTTATACCAGCCATAGTAGCTTGAGCAGTACGGAAGTCATTGAACTTATTAAGTTGTAACACCGATACATCTGCTTCACTACCTTGTACGATTGCACCGTTGGGTGCTTCTGCTAAAGTTCTTGATCTTGTTGTACCGTTCGGGTTGACCATGAACAATACTTTCGCAGCTGCTGCACTACCTTCGACAATCGCTTTTGTAAGTGCTTCCAACGACTTGAGGTCACCGAGGTACTCCTCAACAAATCCTCTGCCGTAGTCCTCTCCATCAATCTGGGTGTAACGTAATGGGAGCCACGGGGACTTTTCAATCGGATACTTACCCACACTTTCTTCGATGAGCATACCCTTGACGTCTTGGTAAACATTGAAGTGGTCATCTTCTCTAACTACTGCTGTGTATAAATCACAACTGTTCTCTTTCTCTTGACGATATACTTCCTCTCTTACGGATTCAGGAAGCATCATAGGAGCTACGGTTTCTTTAATAGCTATGTGTGTAACGTTACCCATTGGGTCCCTCTTCACTACATAACGATCCAGCTTGAACACTCTCATACCACCCTCATCAGGGAGATATAACAAAGAGTTACCAGTAACCAATAAGTTCTTGAGTGCTTGGAAGATACCGTTCCTGAAGTTCTGTACTTCTACTTCCTGTGATACACTACGCTCTACATCTGCTAATGCTTTCTCTAAGTCTGTACGTAGTTGTTCTGCTCCTTCTACACCGAGGTCTTCCTTTGCTTTGTCTAACTCATAGCGATCTATAACAAGACGAAAGAACGGAGCGTTAGGTGGAAGCAATGCAAGCAATAGCTTACTACTTAGATTTAATACTCCCCTAGCTCCGATACCTTGGTACGGTGTGTAGTATTTAGTAGCGTAGTTGTGACCGTCTGGTGGTAAGACATAAGGAAGTGTAAGCTCAGAAGATGTACGTCCTCTGTCTAAGAATGACCACCGCTGGTTCTCCAACGAATGATATAGCCCTTGGGCTGTTTCGTGCATACCTTTAAGGTTGTGCGTCGGGATCAGACCACTCAGCACCACTCAATAACTCTGTCATTTCCTCGTGGTTATATTGTGGTTTACCTATTAAATAAAATGGGGTCTGCCCTATGAACTTAACAAAAGTCTTAGCACCGTCTAGGGAGTACCTCATAGTATCAGGTGATCTTTCTAGCACTTGGTCGAAGTCTATATTAGACACCTCCGAAGAATTAATTACTACATATGTTCTCATGATCAGGATGGTACAGTTGTTGAGTATAAAGCTCCGCCTTGTAGTGCAGCATTTAAAGATGAACCGCCGCTGTTAGAACCTGAAGCTGCGTTGGATACCGTGCTGGAATTAGATGAACCTTCAGTACCTGTGTCTCCCATTCTCCACCAACCTACAGGATTAAGAATATCGGGACTAGTAGGGTTTCCGTTGTTGTATAGATAACTTACATTTGCAGAAGTTAATTCAAAATTATACAGAGTAAATTCGTCCATCAAGCCGTCGAGGTATGTAATTGATGCGTTATGCCCTAAGCCTATATAATTATTATTAGGACAAGCTCCAATCGCCACTCCGGTAGCTGCTGTGTATTCCGTACCGTCTATATAAAGTGTAAAACTAGAAGCAGTAGTGGCCGAAACTCCATCGTAACTCAAAGCTAGATGATGCCACCCTGAAGCTATAGTAGATGCTAAAGAGGAATTGTTAGTAGAGAACCCGCTAAAACCGCTGCTTGACCCAAACCAAACACCTGAATAATCACTAGTCTGTGATAGCGATACAACGAATCCACTAGTGCCTCCTGTTTTAAGTAAGCAAATACCGGGATAACCGTCCTGCCAATCATCTAATTTAAACCAAGTAGATATTGAGAAGGCACTAGATGTACTAATAACAGAGGTCGTACCGAAGTCTAAATAATCACCAGCACCATCTAAATCAATACTGTAAGCATTACTTATAGCTGTGTATGATACACCATCACTATTATAAATTTGCCAAGCGAAGCCGTCCGATACTTCCATAGCATTCGTGTCTGTTCTAAATATACAAAGACCTGTATTACCGCTGGCTGCTGGTCGTGTGCCTGAAGTGTAAGTGTTAAGTGTACTCATGGTGTTGTTAATTAATTCTGATTATAAAAGACCCAACCATTACCATCCCACACATACAACTTATCGGTGTCTTTTGCGTGTACGATGGTGTAGTCGGGTGCGTTCGCTTGACTGATAAACTCCGCTTCCGTGTCGAATACTTGGATGGTTGGGAATGTTAAGTCAGGATCGAATACGGACAATGGACTGGCGATAACACCTAATCCAAATGTAGGAAGTACGAACATATCTTAAGAAGCGGTGTCTCCGGCTAAGATGTAGGTGTCGGTATCGTAAGCAACAATGCTTGCTACTCCGTACTGACCGTTGATCTTTGTGTGAGACTGTCTGTTGTTAACTGTTGCTGTACCTGCGAATGATACTTGACCCGCTCCCTTTTGTACGAAGCTACAATTAAACCCTGCTGGTAATCCAGTGTCGATGTCTACGGTGATAGCTGATGCGTTATTAAGCACTACTACCTTACCGTTATCTGATGCTGCTACTGTATAAGTAGTTCCTGTTTGATCGTTCTTTGAAGCACTGAATCCAAGGATCGCATTGTCATCAAAGTCAAAGTCTCCAAGTTCTCCCGCAGTTACTCCTGTTATAAAACCGCTGATGTCTGCCGTCTGAACGGGAGCTTGGGTCATTAAATTGGTTACGGTTACTTTCTTTGTGGTAGGTGTACCTGATACGTCGTCTACCAGTGCGAGTAAATCGGCTCCCTGTGGACTGGTCTCTTCGGTAAGCTCTGTTATCTTTTTATTAGCCATGAGTATTAAGCGGGTTCAAATAATAATATTTCGTTTAGTTCTGTTGTCAATGGTTCACTTGCTTCCGTAAAGATCGCTCCGTCTATGACTTCCTCGGCGTCAAATCCGTAGAGCTTCTCGAAAGCTGGTCGTATGAGTATGAGGTTACCCGGTAACGGTGTGATGTTGCTGGGCTTTTCAAGCGACGGTGTAAGAAGCAATGACATTCTTATAGAGAGTCAACAGTACCAGTAGCGTAGACAGCGTGTTCGCCTGAAGTTACAGAACCATTCACCCTAATCTTCTCGTAATGTCCGTGGTCATCTCGTACCATAACTGATCCTACAGCACTGAGAGATTGCGGGTGTATGACGTGCCAAGCCCCGCCGATATAAGCTTCTATATCTAAAGCAGCAGTGCCAGTACTTGATGTGTTAAACACAAACGTCCATCCTTTATCTCTCTCTACGTTAAACTCTTGAGCGGGGAGTGTAGCTGTGTTATCGCCCGTCTCTCCTGTATTAGGAAACAATGTCTTCTTATCTAAACTTCTCATAACTATTTATTTAACTTGAAAGCTGTACTCCCGTTCCACCGTTTCCTCCACCCATTCCGATACTAGGACGACGACGAGCTGTAACTTGTTGAGTACCACGACGACGCTTAGTAGGTTGAGTAGCTCTTTGTGTTGGTGCTTTCTCAGCCATAGCTAGTGGTGGTGGTGGAGGTGCTGGCGGAGGAGGTGGTGGTGGTATCT